CCGTCAGTACAAGTTATTCTTAACGCGCAAAAAACAGGGGAATCTGTTAAGATCTGGCGCGTTATCGTTGACGAATCAGTCAAAGAGACTTCAACCGGAAAAGATACATATCCAGCACAATTCGGATATGGTAAAATTACGGACGATATCGAATTTACTGACGCGGTTGATGGATTCGTTGAGCTCAACTATACAGTCGGTATCGTTGGACGCTTGCGCGATGGTAAGTTCCCACTTTCAGCGGAAGAAATCGCAATGTTAAACGACGTTTACGAGTACCAAAACCCGGGCGAAACAACAGGCGATTACAACAATATCACACGCTAATTTTTCAAGCAAAGGGGCCTCGGAAGCCCTTTTGCTTTTATTTTTTTTGACAAAAAGGAGTTATTCAATGGAATTTTCAGTCGGAAGCCGTGCAATTGAGATCAAATTTGATTATATGACAATGTACAAGGTCAATCGTGATCTTGGATCACAAGGACCAGACGGCACACGTAACGAAGACGGGGTCGGAGCTCTATTCCTTCGTGTGGTTGATCGTAACGATTCGGCTCTTGTGGATCTTATCAAGCTATGCGCGTCTAAAAAAGCGAAAGCCGTAAGCGACGAAGAAGCAATCAAGGCAATCGCGGACAAAATGGAAGATCTCGGAGCAGAAAGCACAGAGCCACTTTTTGAAGCACTTGAAGAAGAGATGGTCGATTCTGGTTTTTTCAAAGAGAAAGTTTCGAAATATTTAGAAAATCTCGAGCTGGGATTGAAGTACCTCAAAGCCAAAGCAGAAACAGCGGAAGACAAGGCACAAGCGGAACTTCAGATCGAGCAGACGGAGGCGCAAATTGGGCGCTTGAGAAACGCAATCTCTTAATAGAATGTGCGCGTTTGGGTCTAACTGACCCGAATATTATTTTTTCATGTACGAAAAACGAGCTCGACGCAATTCGCGAGGGCCTTTATTATCGAGCGATCGAAGAGAGGGAAAACCTCGTCGAGCTTGCTTTTAACTTGCGATACACGTTGAACGCTAAAAAAGCGGACTTCGGCAAGTTGAGCAAGAAAAAGGATCGCGAGAAAGTGCGTCGTCTATTCAGACAGCGCGAAGAGCGCGAAAGCTCTCAAGGTATGCTCGAGAAGATCGAGCGTCTTAATGAACATTTCAGAAATAGATAGATAGGAGGTGGGGCGATGGCGTTTGACGGATCAATAGAAGCGATTATCGGCGCGGATTTAACCGGTTATGAGAAAGCAATGAGCGACGTCGTGAATTCGACACGTAAAGCATTTCAGAACGCGGCACAAGAGGCGTCTAAAAGCGCAAATCAGATGATTCGTGAAGTCGGTCAGCTTATGAACCGGCTCGCAAACAGTAACCAGAATATCGGATCCAAGATCGGTCAAGGGTTGACCGGTGGATTCAAAATCGCCCTCGGAGAGCTACAGCGTATCTCTTCAAACATCGGCGCAAAATTACCTGACCCCATACGGAAGGCATTTACTCGCGTCTCGGCTGATATTAAGTCAGTCTTAGGCGCAATGAAGAATGACGTCGCGACACTTGGGGCCGGCATTAACTCGAAAATTAAAAAGGCTTTTGATTTTGATATTTCAAAAGCGATCAAATCGCCAAAGAGTGCATTTGCTGAAATGGCAAATAGCGTTGATTCTATGGCACAACGGATCAGCTCAAAAGTCCACAGTTTAGGCTCAGTCTTTACGAATTCGGCAAATAATATGTCTGGATCGTATAAGACGGCTTTCGGAGCGATTGGGGACGCTATGGCCCGGCTCGAAGCTCGTATTCAGTCCATGGCCGGAAATCTTACGAGTGCGCTTGGTCAAAAGGTATTGAACCCGATCAACTCTTCGTGGTCCAGTATGTTTACCAACTTAACCAGCAAGGCTAACAGCTTCGCAGATCGCGTTAAGAATTCATTCGGAGGCAAGATCTTGTCTTCCGTTAACAACCTCGCGAGCAACGTAAGCGGGAAGCTAGGAAACGCGTTTCACACGACAGGCCAGAAAGCCGTCAGCGCGTTGACTGGGATCGTAAGTCATACGGACCGAGCGGCGAGCGCGTCAACGAACTTGCTCAAGCAAGTTTTAGGCGTGGCTGCTGCTTACAAGCTCTTTGATCTTGGAAAACAAGCAATCAAGAGCACAGTTTCGAAAGCTGCTGAATTCGAAGCCAAAATGAGTAACATTAAGGCCGTAACTGGTGAGAGCGCGGAAACGATGAAGAAATTCAATGACGCCGCAATCAAAGCCGGAGCAGATACAGCCTTCAGCGCAGCGGACGCAGCGGACGCGATCGGCGAACTCGCAAAAGCCGGGGTGTCAACGAAAGACATCTTAAATGGCGGTCTTACAGCGTCTCTAAACTTGGCCACGGCTGGGGAATTGGACTTAAAAGAAGCTGCTGAAATCACATCAACGGCATTGAACGCTTTCCGTCGGGACGGCATGACGGCCACGCAAGCAGCAAACCAACTCGCGGGAGCTGCTAACGCGTCAGCGACAGACGTCCACGAGCTGAAATATGGTCTTTCCATGGTCGCTCCAGTCGCGTCTGGGCTTGGTCTATCGTTCCGCGATACCACAAACGCCCTCGCAGTATTCGCTCAAAACGGGCTCAAGGGATCAGACGCCGGTACATCATTAAAAACTATGCTTATGAACTTGCAACCGCAAACCAAAGCACAAAGAAATATGATGATGGATCTCGGAATTGTAACCGAGGACGGCGCGAACAAGTTCTTCACGGCTGAAGGTAAAATCAAGTCATTCGCTGAGATTTCGCAAGTATTGAAAGAACACTTAGGCGGATTGACTGACGCTGAAAAGCAAATGGCCTTGAAAACCATGTTCGGGACTGACGCGGTCCGTGCTGCTACTATCGCGATGAACGAGGGAGCAGACGGCGCTAATAAAATGCAAGAAGCGATCGACAAAGTGAGCGCGGCTCAAGTAGCAGCTGAAAAGCTCAACAACTTAAAAGGGGCCGTCGAGGCTTTAAGTGGGTCGTGGGAAACGCTTCAAATTAAGATCGGGACGGCAGTCTTGCCAGTCCTAACAACACTCGTACAATGGATCGATAAGTTAGTAGATAAGCTGTCCAACTCGCAAGGGCTACAAAAGTTTTTGGACGGTTTGAATTCATTGAATCCGGCTTTAAATCAGTTCCTTAACGGTACCAAAATGACCGACGAGCAATCGAATAAGTTTAAAGGGACCATGCAAGCTCTTAAACCAGCCGTGACGGGCCTTGTGGGCGCGTTTGCGTTTGGTCCAGCGGTCCGCGGACTAACTTCACTTACTGGTGTTATGGGCACAGTCGCGATAAAAACAATGGGGCTTGGATCGGTCGCGTCTAGTGCATTTAGCACAGCTGGCGGATTCATTTCGAATTTCGTCGGTAAAATCGGCGGTATTCCGGGCGCACTCGGTGGCGCTGCTTCGCAAGGGTTATCAGTCCTTGGAATGATGACAAGCGGGATCGCTTCCGTTATGGGAATCGCCCTCGCGTCAATCGGCCCGGCTGCTATTTTAGGTCTTGTTCTTGCTGGTCTTGGTCTAATTAACCAACAATTTGGGCAACAGATCGATCAGTTGATTACCACAGTAACGACTAAAGGACCACAGATCATTCAAAATCTTGTAAACGGGATCACTAGTCAATTGCCGAGCCTTATCGCTTCGGGTGCTGATCTGGTGGCCAAACTCGCGCAAGGATTCGCGACAATGTTCCCGGTGATCGTTGACGCTGGTATCCAGTTGATCGGTAGCCTCGTTCAAGGTGTGGGCCAAAATGCAGGATCGTTGATCTCGTCCGCGATAACTGTTATTGGAACCTTGGTCAACAGCTTACTTTCAGCATTGCCACAATTGCTATCTATTGGTATGCAGTTGCTTCTTAGCATTACTGAAGGTATTTTGCAAAACTTACCGCAAATTATTTCAACCGCGCAACAGATTGTGACTAACTTCGTAACGAATATGCAATCGCAATTTCCGCAGATCTTGCAACAAGGTATTCAAATCTTGATGAACGTCGTGAACGGTATCGTCCAAGCCTTGCCAGCGATTATCGAGATGGGGACACAAGTCATTATCGGCTTTATGCAAACGATATTGTCAAACTTACCAACGATCTTGCAAGGCGGGATTCAATTAATTGTAAGCCTCGTTCAAGGGATCATTAACGCGTTGCCACAAATCGCACAAAGCGCAGTACAGATCATCGGTCAGATGATCCGTGGATTCGCTCAAGCCTTGCCACAGCTTATCATGGCTGGTATTCAATTAGTTGTCCAGCTTGCAATGGCACTTATCAAGGGCTTGCCTAATATCATTTCGGCTGCTTGGGAGATCGTTAAGGGCTTCGGTGGAGCCTTGCTCAACTTTATTCCAGAAGCCTTGAAAGGTGTCGCGGACGCTATCGGGAACTTCTTCGGTGGGATCTGGGACTGGATAACTGGTAAGTCAGACGAAGGCGGAGAAAAAACCAAGGCATCTATTGACGGCACAGCGGAGCATATCAAGAGCAAGAGTTCGGAAACGACGACTCAGATCAGCACAGACGCAACAACAGCGAGCGCGAATGTATCGGGCGCGTATAACCAAATGAGCTCGAACGCTATCACGTCAGCGTCTAATATGAATGTCGGTGTGACTTCGAATATGTCCCAAATGGCCACAAATGCGATGGATAGTACAACTCAGTTGCAACAGACGGCCTCAGTCAATTTTAACTTGTTAAATACTGACGGGACAATGAATATGCAAACGCTCGCTTCTAACGCTGACGCGTCATTTAATCAAATGAACGCAAACGCACTTGCTCAAACTGGGCAGATGAATACAGGCGTAACGAGCAATATCAACCAGTTAAATACGAACGCAAGTAACGAGTTGAATCAGTTGATGAACAACGCGAACGCGAGCACGACGGGAGTCAACACGGCTGCAACCACAAACGCGCAACAAGCGAGCGCGAACGTTGTAAGCAACTTCCAACAAATGCAGACGGGAGCAACGAGCGCTACAAATGCTATGGTAGCGAGTACGCAAGCGGACTTATCTAATATGGCTCAACAAGCCCAAACAGCAAGTTCTCAAATGGCGCAATCATTGACGACTAGTTTTCAAGGTATTCAAAAATCTGTATCAAGCGCGATGAGTGCTACGACTCAAGTCATAAAAACTGGTTTGAGTATGATTTCGAGCTTGAGTACTTCGGCTGGTCAACGTTTAGAGGCTACATTTAGATCAACTTTCCAAAGGGTAACGAATAGCGCAAAAAGCGGTATGCAGGCCTTTATTAGTACCATGCAATCAAGCATGACACAAGCTGTCTCGCTTGCTAGTTCGTCTTGTGAACAGATTTCGGCTTCGTTTAGTTATCTCCCGGCATTACTTCAAATGGTCGGATTTAACGCGGGCATGGGTCTATATAATGGACTCGCTTCGATGGCTGGTTCGCTCTATTCTCTCGCGTATAGTATCGCTTCAAATATCGCTTCGATCATGAGTTCGGCGCTTGATATTCACTCGCCGTCCCGGGTTATGAAGAAAATCGGGGGCTTCACGGGTGAAGGTCTTTATATTGGTATGAAAGATTGGGTCGGAGATATTAAGTCGATGTCTAAAGCATACGCCCAAGCTATCACGGATCAAGATTATCAGACTAATAGCGTATTGACCACAAGCGCGAGCGTGACAAGCTCGGGCGTTCGTTCGTCTCTTGAAGACTTGAGCGATGAGGTCAAAAATTCGCAACTTTCGAACCAAAAATTCGAAGTACATAACGAAATTGTGGGAGATAAGATCTATACCACAATCAAGGAAAAGGACGCGAGAGAGAAAGCGCTGGACGCTTATTTCGCGTAAGGGGGAACGATGGACTTATTAATTGAAAAAGACGGCCAAAGCCAGAATTTATCTGGCCTTGGTCTTTACAATATCACGGTCGAAGATTCGTCCCCGGCCGTGGAACTATCAAGGCGTACCGTCAAGGGGCGCAATGGTTATATT